CCAGCGTTGACCTGAGCGTAAGTCGTCGCGTAAGCGGTCTCGTACTTCGGAAAACCAAGAAACACGTTCATGGTAAAATCCTCACACGCAGCCGAAAGGACGTTGAACTTCATCCCCATATCCTGGGCCGAGGTGACAGTAGAGTTCGACATCATGTCGAAGTCCGCCACCCAGCACGACGTGGGAGCTATCCCAGTTGCGGCATCACCTAAGTTCGTAACGTACCGCACAGGCTCGTAAAAGGGTACCTCAAAAGAGGCACCCCCAGTGAGCATGGGATTGAAGTACTGCTCCCCCTCAAACCCCGTCGCATCACCCGACAAGGCCAGAGTTGAGAAGGATTTGGGCCCGGGGGTCAGGTACGCGTCGGGGTAGCCCCCATCAGTAACCATCCAGCGTGCATTCCCAGCGCTACTTCTCTTCACCCTAATGGCCGAAGTGAACAACTGAGTGTTCGGAATGGTCCCCGTGAGCACATGGCGAAATCCTCCTCTCTTCGCGAGGAAAGCCGGTTCTAGGAAACAGACCAGATGGTTAGGCCACCCGTTATACTTGCGACTGTTGGCGGTGATGACCGACGTACCAACGGTCACCTCACCAAAACGTTGCGGGTAAAGAGGTCCCTCAAAGAGCATCTGGTAATCGACAGTGCCACTAGACGCCATGGCCGTGGAGATGTTAAAACCCTGAGAGCGGGTAAAACGTTTGAGCAAAGCTCTGAAACTTCGCACGGGGTCTCCAAAGAAGGCCAGGTCGTAAAGCTCATGCTTGGGAGCGTCGAAGAAAGTGAAATCCTCAACCACTTCCATCATGTCACCCCCATCACTGGGGATCACAGCGCTCTCCACACCGTAGACGAGACCCAGCGTTCCAAACTCAGAGTCGGTCGGAACAAAAACCTCAAAGTCTTCACCGGCCGCCAACCATGGCACAATCGAAACACTAGAAGAGGATCCAGGCCCAGTCAACTGGTTCATGACCTTAACGTACAGTCGTCCATTCCCGTTCAAAGGGGTGCCGATGGTGCCAAAGGGTCCCGCCCCCTCACGCCGGGTCCACGGGATCGTGACGCGGAAGTGTCTAGACTTCGCAACGTCAACGACGTGACTGTAGGTGATGTTTGTCACAGTCGCACCAGAGGCACTGGTATCGGGGACCCACTCGATGCGGAGACGCCCGCGGTGAAAGCGAGACGCCACCACAGTGAAAGTGAAGACTAGAGAACCCTGCCAGTACTCGAAAGCACAGGAAACGGCCGACACAGCAGTAGGACAGTAAAGAGTGCCGGCATTCTGGTCCATGGCCTGAGGGTGGACATCCCAGTACCCAATGGTGTCCCCGACCTCGTCCGCTTGAGTCCACGCAAAAGGAGTGCTCATGGTCGGCTTCATCGCAATCGAGAGGATCGCGAGTTCGTCCTCCGACGTGTCGTACCCTATCACGGACGGGTCAATCGACAACTCTTGTTTGGCATTAACCGTGAGACCAACGACGTTAGCCGCAGTATCTTGGTAAGCCATGAAAGGGAAATCAAGAGTGTTGAGCCAGGCAGGTGAAGTAAGGACCCGGGGTCGAGAAAATCCAAAGATGCTTGCCACTGACGCGAGTTTACCCGCGCCAATCTCCGTTGCCTTGGCGAAGCGCCCAATGAAGGGCACATCCACCAAAATCCCCGCCGCCTTGGAGATGAGTGATAGCGGTTGAGAAAGGACACCAGAGTTAGGCTCCTCAGTGTACTCATCAGCTTTGTTGGCCGGAGAGTTGTTCTTGCCAAGCTTCTTCTTGCGAACTGTCTTGGACTGGGCCGTGTAGGTGATGGAATTGGACGCCATGGGGTAAGTCAAAGAGACGTCCGTCATCCAGGCGAAAACGACCACAGGAACAGGTTCTGGGGTACCCAAAGCACTAGCAAGAGTCACCACAGAATCGAAGTTTAGCACCCCGAGTTGAGCACCCGTCACGTTGAGCTGGTCGATCCACATGTACGGGGAAATGTAAGGACATTCCAAAGCTACCGAAACGTTAGTAGACGGATCAAGCAACCCATGTTGTAGGTTGGAGTGTTGCCGGTAATCACCGTCCACCGAACGCCTAGTGCCATTCGCTGGTTCGTACGAAGCAAGAATGGACCCGTAATGAAACGGAGTACCATTCAGCTGTATCTCGATATGCAGAGTACCACGTAAGTAGCGGAATCGAGATGTCTTCTCCTTAACGTACGTATCGTTTAGGAAAAGAGCCCACGGGTCAATGTGGTAGCCAACATCCGATGACCACTCAAAAGAGTGTATGAGCACAGGACGACTTAAAAAGTCGCCAAGATACCCATTGTCAGCGGGCTGTGTGAGTAAAAGACCTGGGGCCGTAGGAGGTAAATAACCCTCCTGGTGTGGTTCAGCCTGGGAAAACGTAAGAACGTCATTCCCAGACTCCACTGCTGGACTAGCCAGCTCTTGGGTCTGCATCTTGACCGGAGCCGTATCCGGATCGGTGACCGGGATCGCAGAAGATCCTGGGTGGTCCCGAGCATTTGTTTGTATGTTGTCAGTATGGTCAGTATGTTCAAGGTCACGTCTCGCCACAAAAACGCGCCCCTATCCTCAATTAACTTGTGTAACTTCTCGTGACTAGGCGGGCCGACAGTGGGAAAAGAGGACAACCCACATGCCTTGCATAAGCCCCTAGCCTTGCCACGAGTACCACGCCGCTATCCCAGCGACGAGGGTTTTGTTAGGAAAACGCCGACGAACGACGTTCCAGCGAGCGTACGACGGGTGGAAGTCCCCAGAGTACTTCTCCAAGATGGAGGAGCGCAGAGGGAAGTACTCACCCGTCGCACGTGTCCCGTACAACGAGACTAAGGCTGCGTGCATGGTCTCTTCCAACAAGCGCGCTTCCTGTGTTTCGATGTAAGCTAAGTGCTCCGCCGCCTCTCTGCAACGGCGGATCACTGCGTCCATGAGTGGCAAATCGTCCGGCACCACCCACAAGTTAAGTAACTTGTAGACGCTCTTGATTTCGAGGGGGGCCCACACCTCAGTGTGGGCCTTGTAGACGAAACCCCTCTTGAGAAAACTCCAGTCCTCCACGGGAAAAACGTCTCTTGGCACTTCTCTCTTATCGGGATCTGTGATCACCAAGTTCCACTCCTCGGCAGTAGAAATGAAGAAAGCCAGGTTGAATCCCCCCTCCGTAGTGGACACCATCCCGTCGTCACCGTAGGTGTCGATGGTGTTGTGCTGTTCGAAAGAAGGAATGGTGGCGACGTTCTCCGCGGAAACGGAAAGTCCTCTCTTGTTGAGGTGGAACTTAATCCACAAGCACTCCAAGATGATGAGTTGGATCAAGGAGTTATCGAGAGTGGTGATCGCCACGCCAGAACCCAGGGTCCCTTCGGCCTGGAAAATGGTGTTGAGAACGTTGTAGACCGGGTGAGCCACGGTGGCCAACAAACGTGCCGCGACGAGGGACCAGGGGTACCCACCGATGTCGCCCCATCGCCCGTAGAGCGTGTGCGCACACGCCATCAACAATCTATGAGCACAAACCATGATCCACCGCGAGTGGCTCAAGTCGAAGCTCTTGAAATCGTAGAAGACGTGGTGGGGGAAACTCTGGTGTCGGTGGTAGCGATCCGCCCACTCAGCCGATCGAGCGTTCACACCAATCGCCACACCGAGCACGTCCGAGTTCTCCTGAATGACCTTGGCCACGAGAAGGAAGGCTCTCCTAAGTAAGTGGTTAAAGGGAGCCGGTAGAGGCGTAAAAACGCGAGCGTCTTTGCCGACCTTAAGCGGTTCGTCCTTAAGTACGAAGTCGCCGATGATGCCGGGGTTGACACCTCGCACGAGGTGCTCGAGGACAAATGCCGTAGTGCGCGCTCCTTTCTCGGTAAACTGGCGTTGCCCGTCGATCTCCACGTAAAGATCGGTCTTAGGGCCTCTCTCAGGGAGGCCCTTGCCGGTCTTAACCTTGAAAGCGTCGACGAAACGAACGCCGTCTAGTCCGTTGAGCGCTTCCAGATCCGACAGTGGAGCCAACCGGGGCACCGCGTCGAAAACCCTCTGAAAGCGTGCCGTGACGCGCGTGGTGGCGAGGTCGAGCAGTTCGTTTGGGATGTGCGCTTGCCGGTCGCACATGGCGTCGACGCGGTTGTTGAAGTAGTTGACGTACTCGCCGTTCTTGATGCCTGGCTTCAGGTCTGGGACCACCCTATCTGTAGGGGGCACTAAACCACACAGTGGTGTCGTCTCGAGCTTCGAACCCATCCGCGGTATGCCGAACTCGATCGTGCCCAAAGGTCTGAAGTGATTTGGAAATCTATCCAAGCCCCCGGCGCGAAAGTGGACGTACGACTTCTTGTGAAAGACGTCGGGCGTGAAAGCTCGGTTTGGACACTGACCCAGTCCGTTCTTCTCGAGCAACAAACGGGGAGCCTCGGAGAGAAGCATGTTAGAGAGCTCTAGACCACCCAAAGGTGATCCCTTGTCTATGAGTGTGGCGATTGCAGACCGCCCCTTAGTGAGGGGGTTGCTCACGAAAGCCCTGTGGATGCCGACTATTGCCAAGTTGTTCCCAACTTGCACCACGTATGGCGAACCACAGTCGCCCGGTTGCGAAGCTGTGGGGACGTACAAAACCGGGACCGCACCCCCTGGCGCGTCTGGAGGCTGCACCCGTGCAACCCCCGGAGCTTTGGGATGTGCGAAGTGGTCGCGCAAGAAGAGGGGAAAAACGTCGAAGTTCTCCACAGCACCCAAGCGCGTGGGGAAAAACATCGTAATGTCCTTGAAAGATCTCGGTGTAGAGAAAACAACGAGGTCGTAGTAGCCGGTGGGGTACACGCGTGTGACGTTGATGTCTTGCTGCGCCCCAACGTCTCCGAGAACGACGTTCCAGGGGCCTGCTCCCGGGAATGCGTGCCCGACTGTTAGCACCCAAGGGCCCACTAGGCCCAGAGCGCTCACGCTTCCACCCTCTCCGCTCTGCCAGTAAACTTCGAGGGGGACGACGTTCTTCCTCAAACGGTTGAGGGCACTGGCGAAGGGGTAGTTGCGTGCACCGCTAGTGAGCTCTAAAGCTCCTTGTGTTTGAGCACGATAAACGTCTCTTGGGGCTCCTCGGTCGAGCTCCTGGAGCAAGGTGTGCATCGCGGAGATGCTCAAACCTTGGTCCGCGTAGTCGAGTGGGAGCCTTTCTTCCATCCCCTGAGCCTTCAGCCAACCGTACACTTGCTTCGAAGTCATTCCGGAAGTAGAGTAGGTCTGGGGAACGGGGTCTTGCCCGTTGACGAGGTACATCGTGATGAACGTCGCCATGAGCTTGCGGACTTCCAGAACGCATCCGTACTCGATGTGGTACAACTTCCACGCCTCTCGCGCGAAAGAACCCCAGTCGACCAACGAATGGCCGAAAGCGGCGAACCTGTTCGCGATGTCCCTCACGGACTGACTTGCGCGGGAAGCACACGACCCCTGCTCCTCGAAGTGTAGTCCCGCCTCCGGACGATCCCTCTTCAGAAGTTTGAAGATGGTGTCCCCGCCAAAGCGGGGTCTTGTGTCGGGACAACTCTCGAGGGAAGAGGCGTCCGTTTCGTAGTCGTTGGGATGCATGCCGGGCAGCAGGGAAATGACAGAGTCCTCTTCGTCCTCGCGAGGGAGGCGGGCTCTCTCTTCTTCCGTCGGCTCCTGCAGGCACCGACATCTGACGGTAAGCAAGCCACAAGCACCGCAGATGGTAGCGTTCTCCAACTCCTCATCGACCTCCTTGAGCCGGTAGTTGATGTCGATGTGCTCCTGCATCGCTCCGCGGAGCCACCAGAAAAACTGCTGGTCGTCGACGTGATCGAGCAGCATCTTCTTCTGAATCATCGGCATGTTGGACTCGGTCCCAACCTCCGCACTTCGCGCCTTGAGGACGTACTCGTACACGGTGAACTCGTGAAGGTCCCGCGTGCGAGCGTCGGCCGCTTTCCTTGCGGAAAGTTGATTCGTGTCTGGGTCCGACCTGTAAGCCTTCTTGACCGAGAGCACGAGAGAGTACCGGAGACGGCGGAAAAAGGCTTGGGGAAAGGCGGCCACACCACTCGTGCCGTAATTGGTGTCGTTGGTCGTGGCAATCACCACCTCCGGACGAGCGAAGATGGTGCCCTTGTCCTCCAAAGCCGCTTGATTCGTGGCCGGGGCAGTCACGTTGGCAAACTCCATGAAGAGTCGGATGAACGCAGCCGCCGCAGGCCCGTCCACGTCCCGGTTGATGGAACCTATGTCGTCCAAGACAAAGTACTTGTGATCGGAACGCAAGCCGCTGGCGAACTTGTCCGAGGCGTTCATCGAGAACTTCCGAGACTTGTCGTACGCTTGCCCGCGAAGGGCTGCGTAGTATGCGAAAATCTCGTCCAAGATGACCGTTTTGCCAATCCCCGGCGGGCCGTAAAGACCCAGGTAGAAAGGAGGCCGCTTGGTCAGTCGAGCCAACTCGCGAATCTCGCGTGCCGAGAGGATGGCTCTGAGTTCGTCGACGAGGCGGATGGCGGTCATGTGTAAAGGCGAGCGACCCCCTTTCAAACGGACGATGATCTGCTCACCCTCATCAATCCGCTTGTGTACCGCGGCCAGGTAGTCGGAAAAAGAAGTATCTGTGCAGTTCAAAACCATCAGATTCTTCTTCGCGACCAGATCGCGCGACGCCAAGTACCACTCGCGGTAGGAACCGGACGTGTGGAAGAATGGTTTCAAAGACTTCTTTTGGAAAGCCTGCGTCCCCACTTCCATGAGCCACTCGATGTACTCGTACAAGGAGAAGAGAAAGCGACTCTTGTCGAGCGTACCGCCCGTGCGGCGGTAGTTGTGGAGGGCGTTCTCAAAGCGTCCCTTGGATGCGTCCTTACCCCCCATGAAAGGGAGGCTTGAGAGGAACAGCATCGGGACACTAACCTCATCGAGGCCGTCCAACGCTCCTTGGTTCTCGTAGATGAGACTCTCGTGTTGTCCGAAAATCAACGAGAAAAACCCAGCGAGACAACTCTCTATGGCACCTGTGATGTACTGCTTGCCCATCATGGCGCGCAAGTACTGGAGTGCTGCCCTACGAAGGTCGTGAATGCGAATGTCGGCCTTTCGCTTGGTCGATCTATAGATCGACATTGCCGACTGGTAGCTCTGGTAAAAGCTGTACGTCTCGACTAGTTTGCCGAGCAACACTCGTGTGAGTGTGCTCTGGGTAAAGCTCAGACCGTGGCGAATGGCCCGAGCCGCCCTAAAATGCGTCGCTCCTCCGTAAGCGCCGCTTGTCTGGCTCTCGTCCTCCAATGGAATGTAGTCGTCGTCGTAGATGGAATCCGACTGATTCTCGTACTCGAGCAGGAAAAACTTGGTGTCGCGCCGTTGTTTGCGAGAAATCTGGCGCTGCTTGACGCGACGTCTCTCGTCCTCCTTCATGCGGGGCTCGACAGAGATGCCAAGAGCCCGCAAGTGGAGGACGATTTGCCGCTTGAGATCCTCTGGAGAGAACCCCTCAAAAGCCCTGATAAAATCGAGGGCGTTGGTCTTCTTGCGCGAGAGCGAGAGCCCGACCCAAAGGTCGTTGGGAACTCTGCCCCCACGGTAAGAAAAGCCAAAGTGGATGTTGGACCCTTGTGAGAATCCAACGTTGAAACGGAGATCACCTCCGAAAAGCCCGCCCATAAAGGGCTGGGACAAAATAAAAGAACCTAGCACGCCTTCGTGCAAGCGTTCTAAAAGATCCAACTGCCGGATGTGCGCTCGGGGAAGCGCAACGACAAACGGTAGGTTGATCAAGCCTGAAGAATCCCCTAAAGAATGAACTTCTTGAGTACCCCGGTGCATTAACACCAGGTAAGGGAGCCGAACATACGGCTATAGGCACACAAATTTATGTCTGCTGTAGTGCCACACACAGACATACCGTTATTAAAGAGGGTTGGGTTCCTCTGAGCGAAAACAGATACACCACTTGCTCTCGTGGTGTCACTATAGTAGATCCCGGACTTAGAAAAAGCAAGGAAAGTCCTACAGGATAACCAACAGCCTAGTGGGAAGCCAATGGTCCTTGTCCTTATTACCTCCCTCACACTGTTTACCCGTCACCGGGGACAGTCAGAAAAGCTTAAGCCGTGTCGGCACACAGCCAACCAGTAAAGGTTAACTAATCAAGTGAGCTAATCTCTGGCGGATACAGAGATTTAAAACCGAGAAGGTTCCACTATGGGAACCAAGCACTGTAAAGCGTAGACACCAAAACACACGTAGATCAAGCGTGTGAGTTGAGTGAAAAGCGTAAACAGGCCGCCAATAAATTAAAGCCAGAAGGCTGATGAGTTAATGCTCAATAGTATTCAAGCCGTGACTAGTGGCGGAGTTTTACCCTAGGAGTACCTAGCAGAAAAAGCAACTATGGTGAAACGTCGAAATAACACATAGAACTACAAATTTGACAATGCAGAACGATATGATCGATCAACGAATCGATATAGTTTGATGTAGAAAGAGCGCGGGGGGAGGTCATCC